CACGAAATGCCGAAGCTCGTAGGCAAGGCGCGCGGGCCGGCCGTGATCGAGCCGATCCCCAATCTGCCTGATGTTCCGCTCGAACACTTCGAACAGGAAACCGAATGAGCGACGCCCGCGTACCCGCGCGGGCCATTGCCGATCTTCAGATGGCTATGGCCAGAAATATCGCGCACCTCAAGACCAAGGCCGCAAAGCAGGCGCAAGTACACAAGCTTTGCGAATCACTCAAACGGACTATCCGGGGAAAGTAAGGAATGGCCACGCTGTTATTTGACGAGCCGCCGCTCGTTGTTTCCCCGACTTTAGCCTGTGCGATCGGCCTGCAGGAAGCAATCGTCCTGCAACAGATGCACTACTGGCTGTCGCACAGCAAATTCACCCACGATGATCGTCAGTGGGTCTACAACACCTATGAAGAATGGGCGAAGCAGTTCCCATTCTGGAAGCCGGAGACCATCCGAAAGATCATTGCAAAGCTGCGCGGCGATGGCCTGGTAGACATCGAAAAACTGTCCGACAACCCTTGGGACAAGACGAACTACTACGCGATCAATTACGAGGTTTTGGCCGCTCACGGCGTCCGCATCGAAGCGGAAAAATCCACCGCATCAGAACGGAAAATCGCACCGGTTCAGAACCGGAAAAATCCACCGCATCACTGTACAGAGAATACAGAGACTACAACAGAGAAGCGCCGCGCTTCGCGCGCCTCTCTCTCTCTGGCCTCTTGGCTAAAAGCTTGCAAAGAAAACGGCGAGCGCGCCATCGCTGAAGATGACCCGATCTTCGACTACGCGCACAAGCAAAGCCTGCCTGACGACTTCATCCGATATGCGTGGCTCGAGTTCAAACGCAAGTTTGCAGACGAATCTAAAAAACAGAAGGACTGGCGCGCGCACTTCCGCAATGCCGTCCGTGAGAACTGGTTCAAGTTGTGGTTCATCGCTGACGACGGGCAATGCGCCTTAACAACCCGCGGCAGACAGGTTAAACGCGAACACGAGGAGAGAGCATGACGGCGAACGATATGCAACGGGCAATTCCGCAAAGCGTGGAGTCTGAGCAAAGCGTCATTGGCGCCCTGCTGATCGACAACGACGCTATCGACCGACTCGGCGATCTGCGAGCCGAACACTTTTTCCGCGCCGATCACCGGCTGATCTTTTCGGAGATCGTCGACCTGATCTCTGCAAGCGTTGGCGCGGACATGATGACCGTGTTCGAACGCCTGCAAGCAAAGGGGCGCGCGAACGATGTCGGCGGCCTCGCGTACCTGAACGCTTTATCGCAGAACACGCCTAGCGCGGCGAACATTTCGCGTTACGCTGAGATCGTGCGCGACCGTGCGCAGAAGCGCGGCCTGCTGGCGCTGTCGCATGAGATTCAGGATTCTGTCGGCGCAACGCCTGACAGCGCGGCCGTCCTGATCGACCAGGCATCAGCCAAGCTCGAAAAGCTCGGCGAAGCGATCGTCAAGTCGGAGCCAGTTCACGCCGGCCAGTCGCTCGTCGATTATCTGAACTACATGGATCAGCAGATTGACGGCCTGATCAAACCCGTTCCTACGGGCCTGACTGACCTGGACCGCAAGCTCGGCGGCGGCTTCTATGGCGGCGATCTGGTTATCGTTGCGGCGCGTCCGTCAATGGGCAAAACCGCGTTCTCGCTGACCATCGCGAAGAACGTCGCGCGCGATATGCCGGTCCTGTTCCTGTCGATGGAAATGAAGAATGTGCAGCTTCAACAGCGACTAGTTTCCTCCATCAGCGGGCTGACGATGGCGCAGTTGCGCGACCCTGCCAACCTGACACAACCCGATTGGTCGCACATCACCAAGACGGCCGGAGCCATCAAAGACCTGCACCTGTACCTTGATGACCAGCCGAATCTGACGCTGCTCGAGGTGCGCAGCAAGGCGCGCGCGGTCAAGCGCAAGCACGGTCTTTCGCTGCTCGTCGTCGACTATCTCGGCCTGATGGCAACTGGCAGCGAAGAACGCCGCGACCTGCAAATCGGTGCATTGACGAAAGGTCTGAAGAACCTAGCGAAGGAACTGGACATCCCCGTCATTCTGCTCTCGCAGCTCTCGCGTAAGTGCGAGGAACGCCCGAACAAGCGCCCTCTCTCGTCTGACCTGAAGGATTCAGGCGACATTGAAGCCGACGCAGACACGATCCTGTTCCTCTACCGCGACGAGGTGTACAACCCCGATTCGCCAGACAAGGGGATTTGCGAGGTCATTTGCACGAAGCAGCGCCAGGGCGAAACGGGCATCACCGGCCTTGTTTTCCGCGGCGAGCGAACGCTTTTCGAGGATCTGGCCCACGGTCAAGGCTTTGGGCAGCGATCCGAACCGGACCGACCACGAGGCCGCAGCCGTGGAATGGACTGAACAATTTTTTGCGAATTTCATAGATACCATGGTGGTATCCGTTTATACTTACGGTATCGGTTTTCAGGTCAGAAACTGGCTAAAAATCTTTCATATGAACAAATAAAAAAAGGAACTGAGAATGAACACTAACGAGGCATCATTAGGTCGGACTACTGTACAAACATACAGTAGTCGTGAAAAACGAGCGTTCGACGGCGTGCTTTTTTCGATGGAATGCACGGCTCGATGGTTGGAAAACGGATGCGATCCAATGCAGGCAGCCGCAGAAATTCGCCTGGCGATGGCGGAATTGAGGAACTGCATCGCGGATTGCGAATCTGCAGGCGGCGCCGGTCCGCAATCTAGCCCGCCAAATGGGGCGATTGGGGAGCGGGAAGCGTTTGAGGCGTGGGGCAACGAAACGTTCAACTACGGCTTTCAACCTGAAACGTGGTGCGACGGTGCCGGGCCGGTTGCTCGCGAGGCGCAGTACACCCACGAAGGCACGCAAATGGCGTGGGAAGGCTGGCAAGCCCGCGCCGCTCTCCCCGCCGAAAAGGTGGCAGCGGAGCCGATCTATCAGACGGGAAACGAGAACGGCCACGTGTGGCGCGATGTAACTCCGCTTGACTATGCGCGAGCGGATGCCCACAAACGCATCGTTTTTTCTGCCCTGCAGCCAGCACAGACACAGGTAGCGCTGACGCTGAGCCTCGATCAATTGGCAGCAGTGCGGGCAGCCGCGAATCTAGCGGAGTCGATGGGCAGCGTTGTTATCTCAACGGACCTTCGCTCGATCCTGACCGCTTCGCAACCAGCAAGCGGAGCCGACCATGACTGACGTGAAGGTCGGGCAGAAGTGGAAAGAGCGCGACAGCCGCTTTTCTCGGGCGGTCGTTGTCGTCGCACTGGATGGCGAACGGCAGAAGGTCTGCATTTCAAACTTCGATCCGATGACCGGCAAATTGCTCGGCCGCAAAACATGGGCGTCACGCGAACGCTTTAACGGAAAGCACGGCGGATACGAGTTGTTGGGAGATTCAGCGTGACTAAAACCATTCTCTCTGTCATCGGCGGAATCGTGCTCGCGCTCGCCGTGCTCGGCACATTCGGAATCGGCCACTTTCGCCTCTACTACGGCGCCCACCATCTTTCCTGCATGGCGGAGCAAGCATGACCACACGCGTATTCACTGCCGACTTAATTCGAAATCTGATGGCTGACGGCAAGCCGCGCACTGCTCAGGAAATATCCGAGGGCATTGGGCGCGAGTTATCGGTGGTCAACGAATACTTGCGCCGCGCGCGCGTGCCGGGCCGCGACCAGGAGTTCCGCGCAATCGACAACAACGGCTATCGCCGCGCTGTCCGGTACGTGATCGGCAAGGGCGAGAACGTCACGCTGCGACCGACGCCAGCGCCACGACCGAAGCTGACCGAAGCCGAGGTCGACGCAAAGTACCGCCGCGACAACCGCCGGTTCCCGAAAGTTGATCCGACGCTGCTGAACGCTGTCAACGCGATTGTTCGCATGGGGGTTGGGCAATGAAAAAAACTGAATGGTTCCCGGCCGAAAAAGCGCCGACCAAACTATGCAAGGACTGCAAGCACTACAACGACTTCTGGTATCTGTGCGAGCGCGGGCGTAAACAGATCGGCATCGATCCGATAGACGGCACTCCAACGTACACATACAAGACGCTGGAATCGGCGCGGGGGCAGCGCGATAGCATCATGCCATGGAACTGCGGCAAGAACGGCCGTCACTTTGAGCCGAAGGGGAAGTCATGATCACCGGACAAACCAGCCTGCTCGCATACTTATCTGTGCGCGACGACGGCACGGTCGCCAACCAGCAAGCCAAGATCCTCGCCCTGTTGCGCACGATCCCGGCGACGGCGTTATCCCGGCTCGACATTGCGAACCTGACCGGCATACGCCTGTCTAGCGTCTGCGCGAGAGTTGCCGAGCTGCGCGCCGAGGGCCACGTCATCGAGCCAGGGACGCAACGATGCCCGCACACAAATAAAACCGTCAAGGTAATCCAAGCCGCCCCCGATCTGCTTTCCGCCCCGCTCCACTGACCAAGGAACCGCTATGCAAGTATGCACCGCACACGAAAGCTCGCTTGGCCGGCTCACCCTTCGCACTCCTAAGCCGGAAGACGACAGTCGCGCGCCGATGTTTCGCTCGATGGACGCGGCATTGTCCTTCGCATACACCTGGCGCGCGCGGCCCGGCGTCAAGATCGGGCAGATTGGGGAATACACCGGACCTGACGGCGCCGCCCTGCTGCTATCGGTCCACGAGAAGAAAGCACAGGCGCAATACGTGCATGACGTCATTGAATCGCACCTCTCGCTCGATCAGCGCGCCCTGCTGGATGCCACCTATGGCGGAGAGCGCGGAGAGCGTCACGCGGGCGTTGAGCGGCTTGTATGCCTGCTCGAAGGAGCGCACCGCAATCGCACGATGGTTCGCATGCTCGTCGCGCGAGAGTTCGTGTTTGGGGAAAGCTATTGCTGGAGCCTGAATCGCATTGCGCGCGAGTGCGCCATCCACCCGCAGACAGTCGCGCGCGCTGCGGCCAAGGTGGCGCCAGCAATCGCGGATTTACGCAAGTCAGCGCACGAGAAGTTACGGCCAGCGTTCGAGCGCAGATCGTGGGTTCCGCGTGAGGCAGAAACGCAACAGTGATTCTCCGCTTGCGCTACGGATACTACTTTGGTATCGTTCAACTCATCGACACACCAACGCAGTATTCGTAGCCAAATAACAAGGACGGAATCATGCCACACGTACCGCAGTTAGTTTCCCGCACGCAAGCATACGGCAATTGGCTGTTCGACCGGGATCTCGAAGCAGCCGACAACGCAGCACTGGCCGCAGAAGATCGCCGCGAGCAGGTCGAGAGCGAGGTCACGTTCGACGACCTGATGGAACTGCTGGTCGAGCTGACCGGCCCGCAACGCGAGTCGTTCATGAGCGCTCTGGCGCGTGGCAACAAAGACGACCTGCATACGATTCACACGCTGCTGACCGATGCGAAGGAAGTCATCGTTAAGCGCCGCCTGGCTGGAGGTGAGTGATGAGCGATATTCAAATAACGAAAGGTCCGTGGGAAGTCTGCTTTGACCATCCCGACGAAGATACCCGAGCAAGTCTCGCATTCATTCGCCCGCGTGGGGAGGTGTATGGCGGCGAAGAAATAGCGGACATATTTTGTTGCGGAGGCGATACAGAGCGCGAAGCAAATGCAAGGCTGATAGCCGCGGCTCCTGACCTGTACGCAGCACTCGAAGAAATCATCAACACGCCGTGGATCGGCGGTAAAGGCGGCTTCGTGCGTGCCCGCGCTGCTCTGGCTAAAGCAAGGGGCGAGCAATGAGCGAGATCAAGCATACGCCGGGGAAATGGTGGGCGTCAGGGCTTGAAGTTGGGACCGCGCCAATGATGGACGTCAAAATTGCGAGAGTGTCTGGTGCAAATTTTGATGAAGCGAAGGCCAACGCCCGCCTGATCGCCGCCGCGCCGGAACTGCTTGAGGCTCTGAAGGCCACCAATTCAGCCGCACATGAAGCGCTCATAGTCCTACGTGATGTATTGCGCGACGACGCAAGGTTCGACGACCTCATTCGTGCTCTCGATAACGCGACCGATGTGGGGTATGCCGCAATCGCCAAAGCAGAGGGCCAATCATGATTGGGATCAAAGACGGCGGCCCGGCATTTCCGGTTAGCACGCGCGAAGCGGGCGCGCCGAATGAGAGCGCATACGGGCATCAAGACGACTACGACACGTGGCAGTTTGGCGGCATGACACTGCGCGACTACTTCGCGGCTAAGGCGATGCAAGGCCTCATAGCGGCATCAGGGGATTCAAACGGTGTCGTCGATTACGCAGAAAACCCAATAGCTGACAGTGCCTATGCAATGGCCGACGCCATGATCCGGGCGAGAGGTGAATGATGCAAGTCAGCCCCGAAAAGATCATCGACGCAATTGACGCGCTGAAAGCTGCCGCCGACGCGCTGCACGCCAGCGCATCGCACGACATTGCCGCACGCTGCATCGAATCAGCCTCTGCCCTGCAAGCATCCGTACAGATCGCCGGACAGACGCATCGCACCTTTCACGCGACAGGAGTGCACTGAAATGACATCGACCTTCGCATACAAACGCTTCGACATCGATAAATACGATTCGAACGAGCAAATTCCTTGCGCTGACGGCCTATACGTGCACGCCGAAGATGCAATAAACCGTGAAGCCGTGCTGCAAGCTGAGATCCGCACGTTGCAGGCGCAACTGAAGGATGCGCGCGCCGCTAATCCCGGCGAGCAAGCCATGCAGGCCGCCGCGGCCACATTGCCCGCCGCCTATGACCTGCGCATTTATCTTGAGCGCGGCGCGGGATGGGTCGAGCTTTATGACCCGGATGGTAAGTCGATCGATTTTGACGAGGACACTGACTCCAGCATGACCGGTCGCATCCGCAATGCGACGGAGGCAGCCATCGAGCACGCCAAGGAGCCAGCATGAAGCGGATCACGAAAGACATGATCGAGCGCGGCGGCTGGCGCTACTGCTGCGAGTGCCGCAAGTTAGGCCCGCGCGTGAAGGCGCATTGGCAGCACGAAGGCCGCGAATATTGCGACGCGCACAAGCCAGATGCCAAGCCAGCGCTGCCAGGTGATCGACTGAGCGAAGCCGACTATCAGACGTGGATGCGTTTGTAGGCACCCGCACATTTTTTCGCGAAACCACTTGCACTACGGATACCGTTTTAGTATCCTTCATCTCAGCAGGACAAAACACAAACCAAAACCACGAACGGAACGAAATCACCATGAACACTGCATCGCAACTGAAGTCCGCGTTATTATTATGCTCCGCAGCGATTTTCCGCCCGCGTCAGTCCGACGTCGCGGAAAAAAATTTGCACTCTACGGATACCGTAGTAGCTAGCGTATGCAAGGTCAACGACCTGTTTCTTGCTTTCTCTGCTGGCGCGTGCTCGATGGCTCTCGCCGTGATGATCGTACTTACTTTCTCCCGGAGCCCGGTATGCAACTGATCGCCAAGTCACTGAATGATCTGCGCCACGTCCAGACGAATGTGCGCCTCTCGCAAGCCGAGATTCTCGACGCCGAATTTGCAGCACTGCAAGCGCGCACGGAACAGCGCCAGCGTGCAGCAAAAGCCGATCTCGCTCGTCGCGGTGTTCAGCCCCGCGTAGCGATCGGCAGCGGCCATGTGCCCCACTACATCGCCCGCCATTTCTTGCATTGCAAGGTGAGCTAGATGGACGCGCCAGACGACGACGGCTGGCAGTGGCAAGCCGAATTGGAAGAACAGCAGCAAACTGAACTGAACGAGCGAACTGAACGCACAGGAGAAGCAAATGGCAACGGTGACTTTTGTTTTGGGTGTCAGCGGGACAGGAAAGAGCACTTCGATGCGCAATTTGGACCCGACGCAGACCCTTTTGATTCAGGCTTTGCGCAAGCCTTTGCCGTTCCGCGCTAAGGGCTGGTCGTATCTCTCGAAAGAGAACCCGGGCGGCAACATGATCGTCTGCGACTCGGCGAGCCATATCGTCAGCTACATGCAGCGCACCAAGCGCAAGGTAATCATCCTGGATGATTTCCAATACTGCATGAGCAATTCGTTCATGCGCCGAAGCAACGAACGCGGCTTCGACAAGTTCACCGACATCGCGCGCGACGTGTGGGACATCCTCATGGCCGCCGCCGCCCTGCCAGACGACGTGCGCGTGTACGTGATGAGTCACACCGACACGAACGACGCGGGAATAACTAAGCCGCGCACGATCGGCAGGCTGCTGGACGAGCGCATCTGCATTGAGGGCATGGTGACGATCGTGTTGCAAACGGTCGTGATCGACCGCCAGTACATGTTCATGACGCAGAACAACGGACAGACCGTCTGCAAGTCGCCAATGGGGATGTTTGACGGCGACGAGATCGAAAACGACCTCGCAGAGGTTGACCGACAGATCGTCGACTACTACACCGCGCAACCCGCTTAACCATCGCCCGGCGTCATCCGGCGCCGGATCGTTTCACCCACTGGCTACGGCCTAACACGAAGCAACTGGAGCACACATGTACGCACTCAATACTGAATCCGCACAAGCCGCACGCAAGGCCGAGCAACGCACCAGCTTTATCGACGAGAAAGGCAAGTACGTCGGCAAGTTCACGCGCGCAGAGGACATCACCGCTCGAAGCGGCACGCGCGGCATTGCCTTCACGTTCGAAACCGACGAAGGCCAGAAGGCTAACTTCTCCATCTACACCATCAAGTCTGACGGCGAGAAGCTGGGCGACTACGGAACGCTGATGGCGCTCATGACGTGCCTTGGTATCAAGGACATCAAGCCCGCTCAGGTTCAGTCGGTCGTGTGGGATAAGGACGCAGGCGGCAACGTCAACAAGACCCTCAGCCAGTTTCCGGGCCTGATGAACAAGCGTGTTGGCATTCTGCTCGCAATGGAAGAATACGAGAAGAAGGACCAGGGCGGCCGACCGACTGGCGAAACCGGCTGGAGCGTGCGCCTCAACGCAGTGTTCCAAGCCGACACGGAACTGACGGCCTCCGAGATTCTGGACCGCAAGACGACGCCGCTGAAGCTGCCGCAGCTGGTCGCAGCGCTGAAGGATCGCCCGCTGAAGAAGTCCACGGCATCGAATAGCGGCGGCCATATCAAAGACGAGAACTTCGGCGGCTTTGAAACGATGCCAGACGAAATTCCCTTCTGAGCGCACTAAACCGCGTCGCCGGCCCGCGCCGGCGTCAGCCAGGAGACCTCACATGCAAGAGTTCACAGACTGGTTTGACAAGAGCATAAAGCCGCGGCACATCGGCGTGTACGAAGTGCGCCGCAAGCCGAACGGCAAGACCATCTTTCGCCTGTTCAGTTACTGGACCGGCAATCGTTGGTCATACACGGCGCAGACGCCACACGGCGCCGAGTCGTGCAAGCACCGGCCAAGCAGTGAAGCAGAGCGCCATGGCGGCTTCGAATGGCGCGGGCTTCGACGCAAAAAAATTTAACCGCTACGGATACCGTCATGGTATCTTTACATACATAGCGATACCGCCGAGACAAACATCAAAAGGAACCGAAATGAACGCGCCACTGTACCAGTTGACCGGCGAGCTGCTGGCAATCCGAAACGACCTGATGGATGCAGGATTCGACGATACGACCATCGAGGACACCCTTGAAGGCTGCGCCGAGGACTTCGACAAGAAGGCTGTCGGCTGCGCCCTAATCTCGCGCGAGATTGCCGCTAACGCAAAGATGATGCGCGACGCAGCCGCAGAGATAGTCGAGCGCGCGCGCAAGTGGGAAGCTCGCGCCGAGCGCCTGGAGGGCTACCTGCAACAGAACATGAAGTCTGCGCAACGCCTGCGCATCGAAAACCCGCTGGTGACGATTGCCCTGCGCGAAGGCCGCGACAAGTCAGTCGAAGTTGTCGATGCAGACGCGGTGCCGCAGCAATACATGCGCGTCAAGACTGAGCCGAACAAGACCGAGATCAAGAAAGCGCTCGAAGCAGGCCAAGAGATCGCCGGCGCACGCCTGATCGTCAAGGATCGGCTCGAAATTCGCGTCTAACCGAGCGCGCCATGCACACCATGATCCGCATCAAGTTCGACGCCTACAGCGAATACGGCTCTGTGGATCATGGCTGCTGGTACATCCTGCGCACCGTTTCATTCGCGGCTATTCCATGGTGCTGACGCAAGCCGACTGTTTAGCGCGCTTCCTCGCCGCAGTGCGCGACGGGCGAAGCGGCCAGTTTGCGAAAGCCAGCGCAATTGTCGAGCGCGTGCGTCTGGCGGCCGGCGATGCGGCGGCCGAGCGGGCGAAAACGGAAATTTGGCGATACATCAAATCAGAGAAGCCAGCGTGAAAAATTGGATCAATAACTGTCATTTCGGCGACTGCCGCGACACGATGCGCTTAATGATCGCGGACGGCGTGAAGGTGCAGACGTGCGTTACATCGCCGCCTTACTATGGTCTGCGTGATTACGGGCACGACGGGCAGCTTGGCCTTGAGTCGACACCGGACGAGTATGTCGCCGCGATGGTAGACGTATTCCGCTGCGTTCGCGAACTGCTCGCCGACGACGGCACGCTCTGGCTGAACATCGGCGACAGCTATTGCAGCACGGACAAATGGGGCGGTGGCGGCAACGTCGGGAAAAACACCGTCGCGCCGGACGGATCTGTTCCGTCGTGGGCCGTTAGGCGCAAACGGCCGCACCTCGAGGGAATCAAGCCTAAAGATTTGATGGGGATTCCATGGATGCTCGCGTTCGCGCTGCGGACTGATGGATGGAACCTGCGATCGGAGGTTATCTGGTCGAAAGGAAATGCAATGCCGGAGAGCGTTACCGACCGACCTACCAGAAGTCACGAAACCATATTTTTGCTCGCGAAGTCGGAGCGCTATCACTATGACCACGAGGCCATCAAGGAGCCGTCTGTAAGCGATCACGCATCTGGCAACGGCTTTAAGCGTGATGCCCGACTCTCCTATCGGGACGAGAACGGAGCCCGCGGCAACGATGAGCAATGGAGCGACGTCGGCGGCTATCGAAACCGACGCACGGTATGGAACATCAACACGCAGCCATATAAGGGCGCGCACTTCGCGGTTTTCCCGACAGCACTCGTTGAGCCTTGTGTTCTAGCCGGAGCACGCGTTGGCGACATTGTGCTTGATCCATTCTTCGGGAGCGGTACGACTGGACAGGTGGCGTCATCACTAGGCCGCGGATTCATTGGCTGCGAACTGAATCGCGACTATGAGCCGCTACAGCGCGATCGTCTGCGCCAGCCCGGTCTGATGCTGGAGATCGCATGACAGACCATCCATTATCCGGCGTTGCGCAGTTCCTGACGCTCCCCCTTCCCCCATCGATAAATTGCTACTGGCGCAAGTCGCCGCGCGGAATGTATATCACCGCAGAAGGCAAAGACTTCCGCCAGCGTGTAGCCGAGATCGTCGCCGAGCGTAACGCGATCAAGTTCGGTGCCGCCCGTTTGTGCGTGGCGCTGCATGTGAGCATGCGCGATCGACGCATTGCCGATATTGACAACCGTGTGAAGGCGGCGCTCGATGCGCTGACGCATGCCGGCGTCTATGACGACGACAGCCAAATTGACGAGCTGCTGGTATGCCGCGGCGACATCGTCAAGGGCGGCCGGCTCGGCGTCATGGTGATGGGGGCGTGATGGATAAGCAATCGTTCCGCCTCGTGCACCCTACCGCCCGCCAGTTAGCGAGCCGCGCTTGCATTCAGGCACCAGACGGATTCATCGTCGAAATCAAGGCGCCGACGAAATCCAGCGATCAGCAAGCGAAGTATCACGCGATGTTTGCGGAAGTAGCCGCGCAGGTTCCGTTTATGGGCGCTATGCGCGACCTCGAAACATGGAAGCGCTTATTAGTCGACGCATTCGCGCGCATCAAAGCCGCCGAAGGCGATCCAGTTCAAGGCGTCGGCGCGATCATCCCCAATCTCGACGGAACCGGCTTCGTGCAGCTTGGCGTCCAAACGCGAAAGTTCAGCAAGCGCCACGCATCCGAGTTCATCGAATTCCTGTATGCCTGGGGCGCCGAGCACAACGTCAAGTGGAAAGATCCCGCGCCGGCAGGATTTGAGGAGCTGGCAGCATGAGCCGCGGAACAGTAATTCTCCTTTGCAATCTGACGCTCAACATGGCGCAGCCGTGGCTTGATGCAGGCTATCGCGTTGTCATGGTCGATCCGCAGCACGAGCGCACCGAAGATGATGGCCGCATCTTCCGCATCAAGGCCACCGTACTGGAGGCGATGCCGATCCTTCGCCACATATCGAGAACTGAGCGCGTCGTGTTCGGAGCAGCATTCCCGCCCTGCACCGACATGGCCGTCTCTGGCGCGCGCTGGTTTGAGCACAAGCGAACGATCGACCCGATGTTCCAGGCGAAAGCTGTCGCTATAGCGGAGCAATGCCGAACTGTGCTGGAAATGTTGGGCGTGCCCGGTCTATTGGAAAATCCTGTAAGTGTACTGTCGCGCGTGTTCGGAAGGGCTAAATACTCGTTCCACCCGCACCACTTCACGGCGTTTTGCAGGGACGACAACTACACGAAGAACACGCAGATCTGGCCTATTGGGGATTTCATCATGCCTGCGCCGTGCATTGACCCCACCCTTGGGGCGCCAGACGATCGAATTCACAAGGCGCCCCCGAGCGCCGAGCGCGGCAACATTCGCAGCGCGACGCCACGCGGATTCGCTTACGCAGTGTATGCCGCCAATGCGCCCCACCTGCGCGCGCAAAGGATCGCAGCATGACCGGCAAACTCAACCCCAACAGCGTGCGCCACGCCACGCGCAACAAGATCCTCGAACTGCTGGAGCAGGAATCGCTGACCGCCAAGGAACTCGAAGCGCTCGTCGGCATCGCCGAGACTGGCGTGCGTCGGCATCTGCGAATCTTGCGCGCCGAGACGCCGAAGCAGGTCTACATCTGCGACTGGCACCGCATGGTCGGCAAGAGCGGATTGTGGGGCGCGGTGTACCGGGCCGGCGACAAGCGCGACAAGCCGCAGCCGGATCTGGTCGATGCGCGCAAGCAGGCATCGGCTCGTCATTACCGCAAATACGCTGGCGTGTACAAGGCGCGTAGGACTGCTTGCGATGGCCGAGCGCATCCGTTCGCCGGATTGCTGGCGGGGGCGCGATGAAGCGATCGACTCCACTCAAGCCGAGCGCATTCAAGCGCAAGCCCGGCGGCTCGTTCAGCAGCTTTCGCAGCGCGACGAAGGAACTGGAGCGCAAGCCGATGAAGAAGCGCGCGCCGAAGCGGCCGACCGTCGCCGAGGGATCGAAGTATCTGGAGGCCTGCCGCGGTGAAGCGTGCTATCTGCGCGTGCCGGGCGTGTGCTGCGGCGACGTCGAGACGGTAGTGCCAGCGCATAGCAACCAGTCACGGCATGGCAAGGGCGGCGCATTGAAGGCGGCGCATCAATACACCGTGCCGGGCTGCTTCACATGCCACATGTGGATCGATCAGGGGCGCGCGTCGCGCGAGGAAAAGTTCGCAGCATGGGATCGCGCCTATGAGCTATGGGAGCCGGCGCGCGCAATGAAGATGGGCATCACACAACCACACATGGAGACGACATGACAGTTCAACGATTCGGCACCAGTTCGGCGCCCTGCCCCAATGGCTTATACGTGCGCCATTCCGACTATGCGGCGCTTGAAGCTGAGTGTGAGCGGTTGCGGGGCCAGCGCTTCGAACTCATGGGCGTTGTCGCAGATGTCGAAAAGTTCGACGGCTTTGACGATACCTGCCTGAAAACCATCAAACGCGTTATCACGGAACTGGCAGGAAAATCATGATCGACATCGACGCATTGGAAGCGCTGGCTAACGACGCAGGCTCGCTGCCGTGGAGTACGGAAGGCGACATCATATGCGAGGAATTTCCCTGCGAAAGCGAGGCGATCGCACGCGTGGTGGCCTCGCATCCGAACTGCGATGGAATCGCATCGTTCATCGCCGCGGCCAACCCTGCCGCCATTTGCGAACTGATCGCCGAGGTGCGAGCGCTGCGGGAGGATGCGGAGCGCTATCGCTGGCTGCGCGACGAGGCACTCCAAGGTCGACGCGATGCACCTCTTGGAGTTGCCATCAGCATCCTTGATGAATCGCATAACCATTGTGGGTGGGCTGTGACATATGACATTGACGCAGACGCCGCCATCGACGCCGCACGAGGCTCCAAATGAAAAACATCGCAATCAGCAGCTCACGCCAAGCCGAAACCGTCGCTCACGAAGAACTGATCGGCGCAATGGTCCCAGCGTATCACTACACGCAAGACGAAGTGTGCGCCCTACTCCATGACAGCCCGCGCTCAGCCGTGCGCGACGCTCTGCATGCGCTCGTCGCCAAGGGCATCGTATGGCGCGACGCGACGACATCACGCGTGCGCTATGCCTTGCTCGAAGGCGACGCCTTACGCGAGGCAATCGAACGCAAGACAAAACGTAGTGCATCGCCAGCATGGATGCACGCCAACCTGGCCGGATACGACGCGGAACAGCGGCGCTTTCGTGAACTTTGCATGAAAGCACGAAATTAGGTATTGCGTAACGGATACTGTTGCGGTATCGTTACGCACATAGCAACGACGAACTGAGAGCGAGATGAGCCAGGCACTTGACCACGGAATTCTGAATCTGCCCCTGGCAAAGCGCGGCGACATTGACGCCCAGATCGACGCGTACAAGCGCGAGCAGGTCAAGCTGGCAAAGGAAGAGAACATCAAGGCTAACCGCTTCGGCGTTCTCCACCTGTTCAAAGGCAATATGCCGCGCGTGTTTGCGAATCGCAAGCAAGCTGAAGCAGCGGCGCAGCGGACGGGTGGCGAGGCTTACCAATCGCCGATGTCGAATCGCTTCATGGTTCGCTTCGCCGCCTAAAGCTCAAAACCGCCGCAGAGCACCGCGGCAACAAGGGGAAGGAAATGAAGATCAAATTCTGGTGCGACAACGGCGCCAACATCCACAGCAAGCGCACGGAAGTTTTCACGCTCGAAGATCTCGGAGTCGATGGAGACGAATGGGCATCGCTCACGGATGATCAGAAACACGAATACGTACGCGACTGGGCAATGGAGCGCTTCGATTTCGGATTTGAAGAACTTGCCTGACTGTTCTTACCATCTTGGCCGCGAGCCAAGCTAGTGCGAATAGCACCGCAGTAGCAGTAGCAGTACCCGCCCGGCAGAGCCATAAGCGGATAAGACAATAACCAACAAAAAGGAACGGAAACCATGCTCTACACGAAATTCTCAGCATTATTACGCTCGCCAGCGAACGCCATCATGGCCGCTCGTGTAAGCGCGTGCTCAGTCATTGCGCGCCGGGCGGCTGCCTCAAAGCGCCACATCGGAACCCGCACGGTGAAACAAGACCAACTTGCCCGCGCGCTCGCTCAGGCAACAGACGCATACCTGCGCTCTATCACGCCGACAAGTCAACTGACGCACAACCTGATCGCGGCAACCGCAGCCATCCTTGCGCGCGATAACCACGACCAGGTGAGCATTCGCATCGGCAGCATTCCAGCGATCACGCGCAAGCCGGTCGCAAGCGCGGCGGCAGCATAACGCTTACCCCGAACCGCGCAGACAGCGCGGCGTGCTTAGGGCGGCTCGGTCAGCGCCCGTTTTTTACAACTGTTCGGCTATGCCGGCGAGGGAATATGAGTTCAACCGTTGCAGTCCTGTTCGCGCGCAAGGACAGCGTCTACAAGACGTTACCGGGTTGCGACGTGTGGGACATAGACCGCGACGCCCGCAACTGGCCTGGCGGCTCGCCCATCGTTGCACATCCGCCTTGCCGCGCTTGGGGAAGACTCGCTCATATGGCAAAGCCGCGGCCTGACGAAAAAGACTTGGCCCGCTGGGCCGTCGCACAGATCCGCGAGTTCGGCGGCGTTCTGGAGCACCCGTCAGCGTCGCGACTTTGGCAGGACCAGCAGCTCGGAATGATTGGCGCGCCTGACGAGTTTGGTGGCTGGACGCTACCGATTCATCAACACTGGTTTGGGCATCTGGCAGAGAAATCAACGCTGCTTTATATCGTCGGCTGCTCGCCGGCGGACGTGCCTGCGATGCCGATGAAGCTGGGCAAAGCTGAATACGTTGTCGCCTCCAGCTTGCATCGAAAAGGGATAGAGCGCCGCTCACGGCCCGAAATTCCCGACTCCATGCGCGAGCACACGCCGGTTGAGTTGGCGAAATGGCTTGTCGAGCTGGCGCGACGCTGCCGTATTCAAACACCAGTCGCCGCCTGACTCACCCGCAAGGAACCCGACATGAATACCGATACAGACGCAGTGAAGCTTAAGCCGTGCCCGTTCTGCGGATCAGAAGCCAAAAGTGACAACGGATTTTCGCCGTGCGAATCAGTGACGTATGCATGGTGCAGCAATCAAGACTGCTCGCTTTGCACGATCGAATTTGGCTTTACGGTTGACGAATGGCAAGCCCGTAAATCCCCTCCTTCAAAGGCCGGATCGGTTCCGTGTTACCAGTGCAAAGGTTGTGGCGACAATGACTGCGCGCCGGGTCGATGCGTACGGTGCGACGGGACAGGCATCGAACCAAATCCCGACATGAATACCACCACTACAAAGATCGCTGGAGAGGCTATGACTGACCAACAGATCGATTCAATCATGGAGCAGGCGCAAGTGTTTGCGTCGGCATGGTCGCTTGTCGGCGGCCCGTTCGATTCAGGCGGAATGCTGGAAACGGCGGAGCAGGAGAAAGCGGCACTCCGCGCCCTGCTTGCAAGCAAGCCTGCCTGTCCTGTACCGCTGACGGACGATCAACTAGAACTGATGGCGAGCCAGAGCGGTCTCTACGGCGTTCGCAAAGCAGCGGCAGCATACGCACGCGAAGTGCTCGCTGCTTCCACCGCTCCCGCGCAATCGTGCGGTGACGCCGAGCAAGCAGACGCTCCGCAGGCCGTCGAGCAATGGCAGCTCCGCGTTAAAGACGTGGGTTCGCCGTTTTGGACGAACATCACGCATGCGGATGCCAATGAACTGAGCAGCAACCCGGCGTTCGAACTGCGCGCACTTAGTCTCGTATATCCCCTTCCGCGCGCCGATGAGCAAGCAGACGAGGCAGTGACGAGGGACGCTCGGGACTGCCCTCATGCAGCGCCACACCGCTATTGTGCGCACTGCCCTGTATCGCCTTGCCCTATCGGCTTGGGAGATAAGAAATGATCGATCCGAATAATGACATCGTTCCGACGCTGCGAATGTTCGATGGCTTGATGATGAACATTGCCGCTGACGAGATAGAAATGCTGCGCGCCCGCGTCAAGGATCTCGAAGCACGCGCCGCTGCCCACGCTCAGCCTATCGGTGAGGACGCCGCCAATGGGGCAATGCCTGACTGTACGTGTGGCGTGGATACAGGCGGCACACATAACGAGGCTTGTCCTGTGACACATGCCGTCCGGCACCTGTTCACTCTATCGGGCGAGAATGCCAGCGCCAATGGGGCGATTGGGGAGCGGGAAGCGTTTGAGGAAGCATTCCGCCGAAATTTCGAGTTCCCCGAACACGCGGATCAATTCACGTTCCGCAAGGGCTGGGAAGCTGGAATTATGCAAGCCCGCGCCGCTCTCACCGCCGAAAAGGTGGCAGCGGAGCCGGTGGCGGGTGAGATTCAAGCATTCGAAGCATGGTTCAAGACTTCCGGCTTCTGGAATAACGCGATTACGGAAAAGGCTTGGCGTGCGGCGTGCGCATGGATGCGTGAATCGAACGCGACTATGTGCGAGGAAGTCATGGAGCAAAGCCGTAATTCACTATTTCGGAGCGCCGCGAAGATATGCGCGGGACTCATACGCGCCGGAAGAAAGGCGCAATGCGACTTGCCGCCAGAAGGATGGTACTGCACGCGCGATAAAGGCCACGAAGGACCATGTGCAGCGTATGCAACCGAGCAACAGCCCGCGCAATCTGCCGAGCAGGACGAGCGGGCGCAACTCGACGTGAGCGTGCTCGCGCGCCTGAGTGCTCAAATCTTCGATTGCCCGCTTAATCCGACCATTTCCAAGTTTGCGCGGGCAGTGGAGGCAAATGTCCGCGCCGCGTCCACGCAATCGACGGCAACGCAGCCAGCGCTGACTGCGCAATCGGCGGAAGACGCCTATTCCGTATGGGAGAAGGCACCGGACTACTGCCCATACAACAAGCGCGGCTTTGGCGCGGGGTATCGAGCAGGAGTTGCCGCCGCGCAACCAGCAAGCGGAGGGAAACATGAGTGAGCGCGAACAATTCGAGGCGGCGATAAAGGCGCTCGCTGAACTTCCAGAAGATTCGCACGAAACGCCATATCCAGACGAGGACGCAAATACGTACTGGGCCATCTGGCAGGCATCCCGCCGCTCGGCGCTTGAGGAAGCGGCTCGCATTTGGGATAACGACGGCACCGTGCCGAATCTCGCCGGCCAAGCCATCGCAAGAGCTATACGCGCCCTCGCCACGGAGACAAATAATGGTTGAAGACCTGATTAAGCGAATCCGGCGCGACGTGGCGGTATGGGAAGCCGGCGACGATCTTCAAAGCTCGCAGCCGATGATCGATGCCGCAAACCTGATCGAGCAGCAAGCCGCGAGGATCGCGGAACTCGAAGCGCGTGTCGCTGCTTCCAATGAAGCCATCGCCATGCTGATCACAACCGGAGATGAACTGCAAGCGTCTCTTGATCGTTTGCATGGCGCTAAATTCAGCGACCGCGATTATACCGCGATGGTATCTAAGATAACCGCCCTTGAGTCCGAGCGCGACGCTCTACTCGCGGCAGCAGGGAAAGAGGCGGTGGCGATCTATCAGCTTCGGGAGACTCGTTCAGCAGGACGGCCGTGGGTCGACACAACAAAAGAATGGGCCGAGATGCGTGCCTCTGAAGGTAAGCACGAAATGCGCGTCGTCTACACCGCTCCCACCGCCGCTCTTGAGAAGTCGTCTGATGCGCTGTACACGATGGATCAGATGCGCGACTACGCACTGGCGTTCCACAAATCACGTCTCGACGCTCGTGGC